CGGTCGAGCAGCTCATGGCGATCGCAGCGCAGAGTCCTCAAGGCAGCGTGCTGGCGGACTTGCCCAACCTTCTGGCGAACCCGGAGGCGACGGACCAGTTGGCCGAGCTGCTCATGGCGGCTTTCCCGAATCTCAAGAAGCGCAAGGCACTGGAATGCGTGAAGGACCTGCGTGAAGAGGGCGAGTGCGAGATCTACGTGCCGACGATGGTCAAGAATGCACCGAGCATCGCGGCGTTGGCGCCCTACGATGAGTTGGCGTTCCCTCCGGAGACGACCGACATCCAGTCTGCGCGTGTGGTTTTCAGGCGCTGCTACATGACCGAGGTCGAGGTGATGCAGCATGTCGAGACGGACGAGTGGGATGAGGAATGGGCCAAGCAGGCGATTGCCACTCGCGGACGGTTCAGCAACTTCAGCGACTACACCTACACCCTCGGCCTGACCAACAACGCACTCCTGGATCGTGAGAACTTGATCGAGGTGGTCTACGCGTACCAAAAGTCGCTCAATGAGGACGGTGTCCCGGGTGTCTACTGCACGGTCTTCTGTCCGCAGGTTGGTGGAGCCTGGGGCAAGTTCGAGCTGATCGACTACGAGCACGGTCAGTACCCGTTCGTCGTGTGGAGGAGCGAGATCATCCATCGGAAGATAGTCGAGAGCCGGGGCGTTCCGGAGATCTGCGCGACGTGGCAGCACGAGATCAAGGCCCAGCGCGACTCAATCTTCGACTACACGAGCCTCAACACGATTCCGCCGATCCAGGTCCCGAAGACTCGTGGTGGAAATCTGCGACTCGGGCCTGCGGTGCAGATTCCGGTGCTGCGTCCTGGCGAGATCTCGTTCATGGCGCCTCCTGCCCGGGAGCCGAGCGTTGCTTTCAACCTGATTGCATCGATCGAAGCGCAGGTGGACAGGTACTTTGGAAGGCCGACCGAGAAAGTGCCTCCGGCAGTCACCCAGATGCGTCAACAGCGTGTCGTGAACAACTGGCTGCACGGCTGGACCGAGGCGTTTCGTCAGGTCTTGAGTCTCACCTTGCAGTATGTTGGACCAGAAGAGGTGGCTCGAGTGACTGGAAGTCAGGTGCCGCTGTCGACCAACATTCAAGATTTCGACGTTTCGCTTAAATTCGACGTTCGGGAATTAAGCACTGACCTGGTCACCGAGAAGCTCAAGGCGCTTTCTACGCTCGTGCTGCCGCTCGACAGTGTCGGTGTGGTGGATCGCACCAAACTGGTCGGCCTGGCCCTGCGTGCAGTCGATCCAACGTTGGCAAATGAGCTCATCATGCAGGCTGGACCTGCGAGCCAGAAGATGTTCGACGAGACCAACGACGAGATTGGCCTGATGGCGCTAGGGAATCCTCCTAAATTGCGTGAGAACGATCCCACAGCTCAGGCCAGGCTGAATTTTGCACAGCAGATCCTTCAGGCGAACCCGAAGTACCAGCAGCAGGTGCAACAGGATCAGCTCTTCCAGGCCAATCTGCAGAAGTACATCGAGAATTTGCAGTTCTCAGTCCAGCAGCAGCAGAACGCGGTCACTGGCCGTCTTGGCGTTGAACCCGGAGCACAAGTCCAATGAGAATGAGTGACGAAAAACTCAAGGAGGCGCTGTCTGGCCTGACCGGGCACGAGCCTTTTGTGGAGGCGGTGTCGCAGATCCTTGTCGACATGCTCGACGATGAGAGGGATGCGGCAATCCAGCCAAACCTAAGTCCTGAAAACCGTGCCTACAACTGCGGTAGGACCGCGGCGGTGCTCGGTATCTGTGAGTATTTTGAGAATCTCGGATGGAAAAAGGCGTTGACATCCAAGGAATTGCACCCATCAGACGCCTAGCTGGTTTCTGGGTTCCATCAAAACCCTGTCACAAATGCCCGACTTGCAGGGCTAAAAACGCATGGAAGCAACAAATACCGGGGAAGCGACACCCCACCAAAACACGGAACCACAACGGCTGAATCCGCTGACATTCGACGAGGCGGCTCTGGCCAAGATCCTGCAGGAAAGGCTGCTACAGCCCGACCAAGGTAGGAAACAAGTCGAAGAACAGGAGCCAGCGTCCGCGAGTGCGGAAGAGCCGGTTGCCGAGGAGTTCCAGGCTTCCGAGACACCTGGAGACGGGGAGGAGACGCCCGTGGATGAGACCGTGGAGCAGGAGACTGTTCCGCAGCAGGAAGCCGAAGACGAGTCCGAGCCGATCGGGGTTCAGAAGCGGATCAACAAGCTGGTGGCCCAACGTAAGGAAGCCGCCGCCAAGGCAGAAGCCCTGGAACGCGAGTTGAACGATGCTAGATCCAAGTTGGCAGAGCTCGAGCAGCAGGCATCTGTTCCGCAGCCCTTAGTGCAGGTCGACAATCCGTTCGCGGATATCTGGGACGAAGCCAAACTCAGTGATGAGTGGAAGAAGGCCAGAGATCTCAAGCGATGGTGCGAAGACAACGCTGACGGTTGTGAGGTTGCAGGGAAGGAATACTCATCGGAGGACATCAAGAGCATTCGCCGAAAGGTGGAAGACGCGCTCGATGTTCACATCCCGACGAGGCACCAGTTCCTGACCAGCTACAAGCAGATCAAGCCAGTTGCTGAGTCAACGTATCCTTGGTGGAAAGATCGTAGCACGCAGACGTATGCGGAAGCACAGCAGGTACTGAGGCAGATGCCTCAACTTGCAATGTTCCCAGACTACCAGCTTGCGATCGGTGATTTCCTCGAAGGGCGAAAGGCGAGGTTGGAACGGCAGAAGAACTCGAAGGCACCGAAGGCGCCCGTGAAGGTCGCACCGAAGCAGCCGTCAGTTCCAAAGGCCAGCCCAGTCCGAGCCGACAAGTCAAAATCGGAAGTTGCTGCTGCGAAGAATCAGTTCCTGAAAACAGGGTCGCAGGCCGAATTGTCCAAGTTGCTTCAATCAACACTTCTGAAAGGATAAATCATGCCACTGCTTGTTTCTACGCCCCAGGTGGGTGTGCGCGAGGATCTCGCTGACTACATCGCGATCGTGGATGCGAAGAGCACCCCCTTCACCTCGATGGCCCCCAAGGGGAAGGACCTCGGAAACGCCACATTTTCATGGCAAGTTGACAATTATGCCGCTCCGACCCTTGCCGGTGTCGTTGACGGTACTGACGTGACGGTTGCGAGCGCCGGTAACCCGGTGCCCAATCGGACCCGCCTGTACAACTACGCTCAGGCCTTCCGCAACGATCTCCGGATCGGTTTCTATGCCGAGACGCAGGACGTCGCTGGTGTGACCCAGGAGCTCGCGAACGGCATTTCCAAGCGTTTGGTTGAACTCAAACGCTCTATGGAGAGCACGTTCATGTGCACCAACCAGGCTGCTCAGGCTGATAACGGTACTGTGCCCTACCTGACTGGTTCCCTGGGCAACTGGTTGACCTCGACCAACAGCTCCAACATCGGTGCTTTGGCCTCTGGTTCCGCCTTCGCCCCTGCCTCCGGAGCTGTCGACACCACCGCTTCGGCTAACTTCACCGAGTCGACCGTCCAGACGGTTCTGACTGCCATCTACGGCGCCACCGGCGTGTTCCGCAGTTATGACTGCATCCTGGGCACGACCCTGAAGCGCGCCTTCACCAACCTCACTGCTGGGCAGACCACCGTCACGCTCAACAGCAACACCATCGCCGCGACCGCGGTTCGGACGTTCAACTCCGACCTCAGCAGCGACACGTTCAAGTCCTCCATCGATATTTTCTCTGGAGACTTTGGCATTTTGAATCTGCATCCGACGACCTTCTTGGGAGGCAAGAACTCCAGCGCGTTGTCGGCCCAGGCCTACAAGGGCTACGTGATCCCGATGGACATGGTCGAGATCCGCTACGCCAAGCTGCCCGAGGTTGTTGACCTCCCGAACGCTGGCGGAGGCCCGGCGCGTGCCATACAGGCCATCTGCGGATTGGTCGTGAAGAACCCCAATGGGTTTGGAATGTTCAACGGCGCGTCCTAATCGTTCACAACTATGGGGGGGCATCTGCCGATGTGGTGGGTGCTCCCCTTTTTCACATCTCTTCATGCAATCACTCGCTTCCGATATCCTGGTAAATGCAGTCGAGTCTCTTCCTGGCGACCTCAAAAAGGCCGTCATCGAGGAATTCCGAACCGGCGTCAGCAAACAGATCGTCGACGCCACGATTCAACAGAAACGGATTGCCAGCCAGAGTGGCGCCAGGGAGTTCCGAGCCATCGAAGGAATTGGTCGGCTGCGGATGCGGGTAGACCCTACTTTGTTCCACAAGTGGGGCCAGAAGTACGGCTACGATTGCTGGCGCGACAATCAGTTCCTCAACGAGATCGAGCGTGACAATCCGGAGGTCCGAGTGAAATGCGGAGGAACGCGCTTGCAGGTCGGCTATTCTGGGACCAACAAGAGGTTCAGCAAAAAGTACTGAGGTATGGCGCAACAGGTCATCGATGTTGGAACAGTTCCCAATGATGGAACAGGCGATCCACTGCGGAACGCTTTCATCAAGTCGAACGACAACTTCACTGACCTGTACAACCTCGTCTCGGCTGCTGGTGCTCCTGTAAATGCGGAGTACCTCGTCAAGTCTGCCAACGGGACGCTTACGCTGGAGCGAGTGGTTGGTAACTCGACCACGGTAGTCGCCAACTGGGATACGGCTGGTCAGGTCTCCTTCGAGCGTGCGGCTCTGACCGGCGACGTCGCTGCTTCGGCTAACAGCAACTCGACCACAATCCAGCCCGGTGTGGTCAACACGACCAAGCTGGGTGGCGACATCACACCGCAGGGAAAGGCCATCCTCGACGACGCAACGGCTACCCAGCAGCGCAGCACCATCGGAGCGACGACCTACACGCACACGCAGGGGGTTGCTGCGAATCCTTGGGTAATCAACCACAACCTCAACGCTTATCCGACGGTGTGGGTGATAGATCAGATCCTCAACCGCGCTGGTTGGGCTGAGGTCGAATATCCATCCGCAAACACTGTAAACGTCCACTTCCCCGGTGCTTGTACCGGAATCGCGTACCTCAACTTTTAAGACACTATGGCAGTTCCGTTTCTAAACTCCATCACGCTCAACAAGAACGAGGTTCAAGACTTCAAGGTCTACAACATCGGCACCGGGAACCCGACGCTGTCATCTGGTGGAGACATCGGATACTTCTGGACCGACACGACTGGATCAAAGGTCCTGAAGTGGTGGGATGGCTCTGCTGTCCGCACCATCCTCGACAGTTCCTCCAGCGTCACTGCAACCAACATCAGTGGTGGAGCTGCTGGTGAACTCCTCTATCAGAGCGGTCTTGCCACCACTGCCAAGCTGGCTGTTGGTACTGACGGCTACATCCTGACCTACGACGGCACCAACACGAAACCAAAGTGGTCTGCTTCGATCCCTGCTGGTTCGGTTTCTGGTCTGGCTGCTTCCGCCACTACCGACACGACGAACGCTGCGAACATCTCCAGTGGTTTGCTGCCTTTGGCTCGCTTGGCGTTGGCTACGGGTCAGTTCTATGTCGGTGATGCTTCCAACAATCCTGCAGCCACTGCCAAGTCCTCGATCTCGCTGACCGGATTCGGCGCTCTGACTGCGGATCTGGACATTGCCGGGTTCAACATCATCAACAGCGGAAACGTTACCTCCGGATCGTCCGGCTCCACGCTGGCCACCAAAGGCTACGTTGACTCTGTCGCTCAAGGTCTGGACATCAAGGCGAGCTGTTTGGTGGCGTCCACGGCGGACATCAACCTGAGCGCACCCGGATCTGGGCTGATCGACGGCATTGATCCGGCAACCTTCACCAGCGGCACCACCCGCATCTTGGTGAAGGATCAGAGCCTGTCGCAGC